TCGGCACGCCGCGCGCCTTCAAAATCGGCTCGATTGCTTTTTGAACTGCGTCCGTGACCATCGCCTCGACCGATTCGGGCGTCAACGGCTCCGCCGCTTCAGTTTCAGGTTCAAGAGCTTTTTTGATCGCGTCCGCAACCATTTTCTCGACTGCCTCCGCAGTCAGGGGCGCTGCTTCTGCCGGCATGTCCGGTTCAGCTTTAGGGGTAAGCTCTTCGAGAGCCTTCATGACGGGCGCAAGCGCGTCGTCAATAAGTTTTTGAACGTCTTTTTGCTCCATTTGGAGATCCTCCTTTTCGGTTTTTGGTTTTTCTCGTTTTGCGATCGCGAGTGTTTTCATGACATCGCTGCCGGTGAGAAGCGTCCCGACGATCGTCGTGAAGTCGGTCAGCGCGCTTTTGATCCGGTCTGCGTCGTCAATGAATTTGTACTCGTCAACGGTCCAGTCGTAATAGCGCAAGGTTTCTTCGAGCGCGTACCACGCATTCCAGAAGTTGCTTGATATGGCCGATTCTTTGTACGCGTCCATGACTTCGCCTTTAGAAACGAAATCAAGTCCGAGCATAGCGGCGAGTTTCTTAAAGATTCCCGCTTTTTCGGCTTCCTCTGCCGGCTGCTCGGTTTTTACGATCGGCGTGTCTATTTCGCTATATTTACCGACGCCGCCCATCGAGAACCCGGTCACGTCGCCTTTCTGGATTTTATCCCAGACCTCGTCATTTTGAATCTCGACCGTCATGAGCCATGTACCCTTGATGATCGAGGTTTCAGCGATCTCCATATCGCAAGGCGCGATATAGGCTTCGACCACCGACACATTTTCAACCGTTTCAAAACTGTGCTGCATATCTACAGAGCCCGAATTTTTGGCGAACCAGTAGGCCGCCTTCCTGATTTCGTCCTCGGTCATGAAATTCCCGTGGGCGTCCTCAACTAAAGGCTCGTATACTATGCCTGTCACATAATGCGTCGAATCGTCGACCTTAATGATCTTCCCCAGCGTCGAAAACTGCGCGTTCCCGTCCTCCGCCTTGGCGATTAAAAAATGCCGCTGATTAGCGGCTTTATCGACTAGGCTGACGAATTGGATTTTGGCGTCGCTTATTTCTATTGCTTTTTCCACTTTCACTCTATATCACCTCCTATCCGTGTTTGAATATTCTGCCGGTCTTCTCGTGAAGAAGCCAGCACCGATCCGGAAAAGTATAACCTTTTTCGGCGGCGCGCTTGCGAAATTCTCTGCATAACTGCTCATAATCCTCAAGCTGCTGAATCTTTTCGAGACGCTTTTCGCGCCGGCGGTCTTTATCGGCTTTACCGCCCGCGCTGGGATCGGGACGGTCCGCGCCGTTTTCGCGTTTAATCACATTGAAATTCCCCCTCTCGACGAAAGAAGCAATAAATATATTACGGAACAACCTTAAACAAGCCCAGAACTCCCCGTATCGCGTTTTATCGATCCTGCTATAACAGAATCAACCGGCGGGCCCGGTCGCGACATGGTGAGTTCTGGGACGAATAAGGAGTGCCTTACGGCCGTTTTTAATGGTCAATCAAAAGGAATATCCCAAACGATCGACCGGCCTTCCTTAGTGGCTTTTATTGATTCGGCGCGCATATCTGCCTCGATTCGGCTATACAGCGCCAGTTCTTCAGTATTCAAAGACGGGTCAATCCAAGAATGATCCGAATCTATCGCCGCCATGTATATGTGTTTATGCCGAGTATAGCCGGGATCGCGATCGCTGTAGTCGCTGATTCTTAGATATTCATTCCAATCCTCGTCAGTAATGGGAAGTGAAATACTATCCTTGCCGCCATAATGCGCCGCAACAAATAATTCAATATAACGTTCTTCGGTCATGAATTTCTAGCTCCTTTTTGTAAAAAGGCATCAAATAAGTCTTCTTGCCCTGCGACCGCGGTCAATGGGCTTCCGCGTCCGCCGGTCGCGATCAGTATAGGCGCTGCTTCTGTGTTATACAATAGCACATCATGGCTGAATGACCGCGCAGCTTCCGGTAAGTTCCTTGATACTTTTTCGTGACCGGCCATAATTTCGGTCACCGGCACATGACGACCTGTTTTAAGGCCTCTTACAGTCGCCCGTTCAATAGCTGTTTCGGTCGGAACGGTAACATAGACGCCTTGAATGCTGACCCCCAGAGACTTTGCTTCTTCGATTTTCGGCAATACGTTTGCGCCTACCCCGTCAAGCACGGAGTTATACCCGTTCTGGTGAGCGATCGTCGTGATCCTTTTTGCGAGCGCGCTTGATTCTTCGTGAACGAATTTTGCCGCGGCTTCGGCGCCGGATCGCGTCATAACCTTATACTCAGGAAGAGCTTTTTTGATCGCGTCAGGGTCTATGACCACAGACTGATCCGGTAAAACAACCGTGCCCGATTCTAAAATCGTGCTTTTTCCGGAAGCCGCGCCTCCGCCCATAATTGTGAAGGTCTGCTCGCCGGTCGTCGGCTGGAAATCAGCAAAAGTATCGTCGATGATTTTCTGGTGCAGTGCTTCACGTTCCGGCGTTAAGTTGCCGCTTGTGTCCCTGTGCATAGCAAGCGAATCTTTTCCGGTGCTTCCGCTTGTATCGGTCGTGCCATAATTATATCGCGGATCGGGGTTGTTGTATAGTTCTAACTCGATTCCGGCTTTTGCCCTGTTTTCTGCGTCCATTTCTGCGATCCAAGCGCCGTCGTCCTCTTTGATTATTTCGGCTTGCAATGCTTGACGCTCTTCGAGGCTTAAACCTAAAATGTCTTTATTTACAATGCCTTGATGAATGCAATGACAGTTCACGCTCTCGCCCGGCGGAAGGTTAGAATCTCGCGGGTACATGGGAAAATATAAGCCCCCGTCTGCGCCCATAAGAGCAAAGGGCTGATCTTTCGGCACCGTTACGCCGTCCATGTCAACATGATTTTGCCTCGGATTATTTCTATATGATCCGGTATGCCGCCACATTTTACCTTCGACCGCCGGATTTTGGATCAAGGCTTCTTGCTGAGCGACTGAATGCGCCCGGAGCATTTCGGTGAGAGCCGCCCGACGCGCTTTTGCGTATTCGTCACGAATCCCGCTGTCCATAAGCGCCCGGGTAAAATCCGCAATACTTTTACCGTCTCTTAAATGACCCGTGAGGAGCTTTTCAAGCTCGCCGTGGGTGTTTAGCTTCATGAGCTTGCCGAGGTCTGCGCTCCAATCCTGCGCCCATGCGGTCGTACGGTTGGTAATTGTCGAAACTGTGAGCTGCGGGTCTATGCGTTTTATATATCCGCTTGCCAGCTTCGGGATATTCTCGGTAAAGCTATCAAGAAATATTTCGGCAAGAAGCTCGTCCGTGTTATCTCCAGCCGCGAAAGCCGGCCAACCCTCAGAAAATGCCGCAAGATCAACGGACTCTTTAACTTTGGCGGTTATTCTGGCGGTTTCGAGTTTTAGCGTGTTTGCTAGATTTTCTTCAAGCGCGCCGGTCGCAGAAACCGTTTTCTTAGAATCAATAAAACCCGCTTCCCCCAGAGCTCCCGCGAGATCGTCGTCAGCTTTTTCGAGATATGCCTCAATAGCTTTAAGAAGGCGATCGCAACTAGGCATTACGCGCTCTCCCTTTCCTGTAATAATAACCTTATTTCCTTAAGAACGGCTGCGATTTCGGTGTCATTGTTTTCGACCGCTTTCCGTATCTGATGGGAAAGTTGCACGTCGAACACCCCGGAAGCGCCGTCGCCCTCGTCTCCGGAACTTGACCGGGTGGCTCGCGCTATCGCAAGCGGGACGTCACCCCAAGGCTCGTCATAAGGCTCGGCGTCCTCGCCGTAGAGCTTAAACGCGATTTCGCGCGCTTTATTCGGCGTAAGACCGCCGGCGCGTTCCGTAACAGATAAGATTTTCATAATATCATCGGGGTTCGTGATATTCGGCGATTTGAAATACGCCTCGACATGCTGAAAACCATAACCCTCCAGAAGTTTATTGTTGATCGCCCATGCTAGGCTTTCGCGCTCGGGCTGAAATACCTGCTCTTCCGTGACCTCGCGCGCCGTCTGGGCGGTCGCGCGATTAAAGTCCGTCGTATATCCGACATAAAGGTCTGGAAGCCTGAAAGACGACTGGACCTTGCGCCGGTTATTATCAAGATAATCCTGAAAAAGCTCGTCCCTTTGCAGTATATCCGCCATTTTGACGATTTCGAGATCGGGCTTGTTATCGCCTTCTAAATCTGTCCGGCTGTCGGAATTCGCCGCTTCTAAAACGATAAAAGCGTGCTGACCTTCTTCTCCTTTTACGCCGTTGATATATTCTTGCAGCTTGTCAAAGCTGTCATCGGTGAGCATGCCGCCTTTTATAAGGATCATAAGAGGCGTATGCCTGCCCTCTTTGAAATATCTGTTATTAAGGTTTTCAGCTTTCCGGCTCCCGTCGATCCCGAGCACCTGCCCGATCCAACGAACTTCACCATAAGGGTCCGTGCCGATCGCAAACTCAAGAATTTCGTTCGCTTGTTTTTCAAGCGGAAGCTCTGACGCATATTCGCCGCTTGTATTATCCATGATCCGGGGATCGCCGATTTCTTTGAAATAGATCGTTTTTCCGCCGATCTGCTGCCGGTATTTCCGAAACTTGCGTGGGCGCTTTCCGGTCTTGTGCTCGACATCGACGAACGGCAATAAAGGAAGCGACTTATTCACGCTTGACGTGTCCTTGATAAATTCGATCCCGATGACCTCACCCTGCATATTACGGAGCACTTCCAGATAGGCGATCCCGAAAGTCTCGCGAGCTTCAATCAAATCCTCGAATACTTCTTTGGTGTCCATGTCAAGGTTGAGCGCGTCAAGTATTTCAACGGCCCGTGTATATTCCGCCATCATTTCGGGAGTTTCTTCGACGTCAAATTTATACCTGACGCCTATACCGAAACCGGCAATATTATTTTTATAAGCCTGTATACACTGAGGCAAAATGGACGACTGGCTTTTCATGACTGCCAGATTTGCCATTATCGTTGCAGGAGTGATCCAGACGTCCGCATTTTTAGCGGTCTGCGAATCAAGGTTGTCGGGCGTCGCCGACTTGCTGACCTGCTCTTTTATGATCCTGATTCTCGCCATTTAATCTTACCCCCTGTGATCGCGCCGCTCGTATGCGTCGCAATTCGGTTTCGTGCAACGGACCAAATACGTACGGCCCCTATACGCCGGTTTCGAACACGCAGCGCGTCCGTAAGGTTTATAGCTTGTTTCAAAACGGCTCTGCCGGTCCTGCGTGAAAAGCGTCTCGCCGTGTTTGCATGTTTTACAATCGACCATGATATTTCTCCTTACTCAATTCTTGATTTTTGATTGAATTTCTGTCATACTGTCGGGCATAGGGGGTGGTTATTATTGACCCGCTTGCCAAACGCCGAAAGCAGATAATAGACTTCGGGAATAGCCCGGAACTCAAAGAGCTGGCCGCGCATTATCGCAAGCCGTCGATTTTCGGCGCGCTCGGGGTTTCCCGCCACGAGAACACGCATAATAATTTTTTAGCTTGGCTGTTCGATCCCGGAAGCAATCACGGTCTCGGCGATATTCCGATCAGAAAATTGCTGGAGTGCGTCGCGCTGGTCTGCGGAAGCCTGACCCACGCCGCCGGCAAACTGGTGCCAAACGATATTGACTTGATCGCGCTAGGGTCATATAAGCTCGACGCGCTCGAAGTGATCCGCGAGCGCCACGTCGGCACCGGAAGGATCGACGTCTATATCGAAGGCATGATCGACGACCGGGACCTTAGGATCGCCATTGAAAACAAAATAAACTCTGATGAGCATGACTTCCAGACCGCGCGCTATTACGAAGCCCTAGAACTCACCGTATCGCGTCCAGGTCTTTCCTTGATGATTTACCTGACGCCTTTGCCCGATCGCGAATATGAAAGCCTGACGGAACCGCAATGCGCTTCGAAGGATTTTATCCAGTTGAACTATCAGAAATTAGCCGATCAGGTGATCGCGCCGTGCCGCGACCTTGCGAAAACCGACCAGATCAAAAACTATCTCGACGAATACCTGCTCGCCTTAAGCCTGCCGGAAATCCGGCAAGACAAGGGGGATATAATTATGGCAATGAGCAAAGAAGAGCGGGACCTTCTCGCCCGCTTCTGGGAAACGCACAAGGATTTACTTATGGCGGCGATTGCCTCTATAAGCGAATTCCTGCCGCTTGAAGACGACGAGCTCAAAAAGGTCTCCGAAGCCTCCCGAACCCTGCGGCGTGCAGTACAACGCGACCTAACGCGCTACACGTGGAGTTTTCAGGGGGGGGGGGGGGGGGGGGGCCCCCC